TTCGGTCGTGGTATTTCATTGTTTTTGAACGCATTCTTCGTGTTTTCACCATTTATATATTTATTTATTATTATTTTAAGCATTCCCAAAAAAATTGATGCGATTTATAATGCAAATAAGTAATTCACAAATAGCAAAATGGACCGTTACGAACAAGAACAAATTGACAATGAGAGGGAATCTTTCGCCATTCGTAGTTCACTTATTCTGATGGACTTGGAGAGAATGTTGGAAAAGGTGAAAAAACTCGAGGTGCAAATTATGCAATTCCAATGCGACCCACAAGTCAGCAAAGAGGACTTCTTTAAACCCGACGAAGAAGCCCAAACCGCTTTGCCTCCCAAAAAGAAAATGCGATTTTAATTTATTTATTTTATTGTTTTATTATTTTAGTGCTTAATTTTCAGATTCAATATACTTGGGTACTTGTCTTCAATCATTTTCACCAAAGTGTCTGCTTTCAATAGCTTTTCCTTTTTCAAAATTTCCGCCCCATCCAATATCAAGTCCTTCGCATTTTGCACTATAAACTGCGCGTATCCATAAGCATCATTAATTAGTCCCACCACTTCATTATCTATCATCTCCTTGTATTTCTCACTCGAACTCGGATAAATCACTTTTTTCCCCATTCCATAATACACTATCATCTTTTCCGCCAACTTAAACGCCTCCTCGAAATCATTAATCGCACCCGTTGTCACTGTCACATCATAAAACACTTCCTCGGCAATTCGTCCTGCCAACAATATCATCAAATGCTCAAAAAGCGCTTGCTTAGTGTAAATCGTTGAGGTCGATCCTTCAAACACCGTATATGCCGGGCTCTTCGGCGACGACAAATTGATAATCACCTTGGTCATCTTCGAATGATGCTTGCACAAGAGCCCCACAATAGCGTGTCCCATTTCGTGCACTGCAATATGGTCTATAATATCAGAAGTGAATTGGTGCTCCGTCGGTTGCCATCCGGCCATAATGCGATTCAAAATCTGGTCAATATCCTGGTAAGACATCTCCGTTCTATCGTGTCTTAATGCATTCAACATCGCCTCGTTCAACAGATTCTCTATTTGCGCCCCCGATAGCCCCAGTGTCAAATCCACCAAATCCTTCACATCCACTGTTCTGTCATATGGTTTGCCCTTGGTATGAATATTTATAATGGCTTCGCGCGTGGCAGAGTCAGGAGGTCCAATAAAAATGCGCTTGTCAATGCGACCAGGGCGCGTTAAAGCAGGGTCCAACAAGTCGGCACGATTCGTCGCACCAATCAAGAAAACACCACTGCTATTCTTGAATCCATCGAGTGCAACAAGCAACTCATTCAAGGTGTTGTCGCGTTCAGAAGAAGAAGTTTCGCCGTCGCCGGAACGCCTGCGGCCAATGGCGTCGATTTCATCAATAAAAACAATGCAAGGCACATTTTTCTTTGCCAAATTGAACAACTCGCGCACGCGCGAAGAACCCACGCCGACATATTTCTCTTGAAATTCCGACCCACTTACAGCAATAAACCCGATTTTGGCTTCGCCAGCGAGTCCCTTTGCCAACAAGGTCTTGCCATTACCGGGAGGTCCCTCCAAAATGAGACCCTTGGGAACGCGAACACTGTAATTGGCATATTTAGTATAATTAGAAAGAATATCAATGCATTGTTTCAGCTCAAATTTGATTTTTTCATAACCACCAATGTCCTTGAACTTTAAAGGCGCCTTGGTTATAACTTCGAAATTTTCCGACTTTCTATCGCGATTTTGAGAGAAACGACGACTGAAAGGGTCTTCCTCTTCTTCATCGTCTCCATTACCATTATTAAATAAATTTGTAAATTGCTCGCTCATTGGATTGAATGCGCCCTTATTAATAATAATACGAATACCGGGTTGGCCCGGTCGGCCTCTAGACGCAGGTCTATCTTCAGATTGATTGAACAAGTCTTCTAAGGTAAAGGTATCGGGGTCATCATCTTCGTCTTCATCAGAGTTAAACATTTCTGATTCACGAATAGTTATATTTTGTGAGTTAAGTCGCTTTAAAGATTCTTCATAATATTTTCGAGAATGAGGATATCGTCTACCAATATTTATGGATGGATTAGTGTCATTATTTACCGAAGGGCTGTCATTTTTTATATAGTGACTTTTTCCTTTAGAAATTGGATATTTTTTTTGTATGTTGTTTAATCCAGAGAACATATTTTTTTCCGTGGAGTGCATAAACCCAAAATTAACATATGCATTCGAGAAATTCGCTAATAACAAGATAATTAATAGAACTTGGTTCATTTTATACAAAAAACCTTTGATATTTTTATATTGTTATTTTTATAATTATATATTATGTCGAGTTACTCAGATTATCTTAAAAAAAGGAATGAAAATAAATGCAAGCCGGGGTTATTAAACGCAATTTGCGACCAAAACGCCAAGGTTCCACAAAATACTGATTTTTGCACGCCTTGGTTAGATGGTGCTGAACAACCTTCCGGAAACATAGTAAATTATGGGAATTTAGCGTGTTCACACATTAGTGGTATTTGTCCGCCCATCGACCCCGCATCAAGTTTGGGTTATCCATACATTAATTCGGGAGTGACACCACCAGTAATTGGTACCACTGGGTCTACAGGTTATACCGGTTATACTGGACCCACTGGTCCCACAGGACCTCGAGGTATTGATGGAATAGCAACGAATACAGGTGCAACGGGTCCAGCTGGAAAAGGTGATACAGGATTTACGGGTGCAACGGGCGCCACAGGACCAATGGGTCCGTCTTCGGTAGTATTGCAATACAGCGGAGGCCCTCTTCCAGTAAACTTGGGAGACGATTTATCTTATATTTTAATGAATACAGAAAAACTAACTGCATATTCGGCTACAATTGTGCCTTTGTCGAGTTTGAGTGGAATATATATCAACTTCAAGATTTTGTACCAGTGCAGCAGCAATTCGAATTCGCAAATTACAATGGGTGTTTACAAGACTGTAAATGGTGTTACATCGCCGAAGGCGCTGTTTTATGATGCATTTTTGGGTACTGAAATAAGTTCGCAACCGTTTATAGGCACTTGGGTAACGAATTATCTTGACAAAGATGTTATACAGGGATCTACAGTTACTTACACAATTTCTTACCAATCTTTGGGACCCAATCCTTTAGGGACGGGAGTATTGGCTTCACTAGGAAATTGTGTGGTACTTGAAGAGTTGAATGGCTCAGGGGTGGCCGGAATGGGAGTAACTGGTTATACTGGTGCCACGGGAGCAACAGGACCCACAGGTTCTAGAGGTTATACAGGAGCAACGGGATCTACAGGAGCCACGGGATTTACAGGAGCGACCGGGGCAACAGGCTCCACCGGAAGAACAGGTCCAACGGGTGAAACCGGGGCAACAGGAGCAACAGGAGCAACAGGAGCAACTGGCTCAACAGGAATAACGGGTTCGACTGGCGCGACGGGCGCAACAGGAGCAACAGGTGCAACAGGAGCAACTGGTTCAACGGGTGCTACTGGCTCCACCGGAAGAACAGGTCCAACGGGTCCTACAGGACCTACAGGAGCAACAGGTTCAACAGGTGCCACTGGTCCCCAAGGTATTCCTGGAACGGCGGTGAATACAGGTGCAACAGGACCACAAGGTGTAGCGGGTGCAAATGGTTTCTCCGGCGGTTTAATTTTTTTCTTGGACACTTCGGGAGGAATTGCACCTCGAAGTGGTTCATTATTATTGACACCAAATACAGGAACACAAACAACCATAACTTCAACTCCTTCAGCGTCACCTGGAACTGTTATGGGGTATTTTTTTACGCAACTTGCTACAGATACACCGCTTGTTCCCGGTTTTTGGGACTTGTTCATATTTGCAAATGTTGACACCGCATCGTGTAGTTTATACGCTGTTATAACTTATAGCAACACAATTACATCAACCCCCTCAGGAACCACGATTGGAACGAGTATAGGAGATCCAATAACAATTAATCCGACAATACCAAATCCCGAGCAATATACAAATAGTATTTATATATCTAGTTCAGATGTAATACCGGCAAATAAATACCTTACTGTTTATGTATACGCGTATAAAAACTCGGGTAGTCCAAATCTAACTCTATATTTTAGAAATTCGACATTATGTCATATTAACACCACATTAGTAGCAAATTATGGTCCTACTGGCCCAACGGGTCCCCAAGGAATAAATGGAACAAATGGAACGAATGGAACGAATGGTACAAATGGAACAAATGGAACAAATGGCGCAGCAGCGACAATAGCAGTGGGAACGACGACGACAGGAGCAGCAGGTACACAGGCAAGTGTAACCAATTCAGGAACATCATCTGCTGCAACTTTTAATTTTACAATACCACAAGGAGCAAATGGTACAAAT